GATTCTTGCCTTGTTAGTTGGTACCGTGATCTCGTTTGGTTTCGGCGGATCAGTTTCTCCTCCGGTTGCAGGTGGAGCTGTATTCAGTATTGGGACTTTACCTCAAATTGTGGTAGGACTGGTAAGTAATGAATACTCCCCTATGAAAAGCATTGCTTTAATGGGATTGCAAAAAGAGGTTTGGATTCAAGATATTAAAGAAGTCCTGTTCGCTGGTAATGAGTTTTGGAACCATTCGGTTGACCATTCAGAATTTGTAAGTGATAAAATTGTACATGTTCCTCAATCAGGAGCTAATCCAAACACCGAAAAGAATAGAACTGTTTTCCCTGCTACTATTACAGAGAGAGCTGATACGGAGCTTGTTTATACGTTAGATGAGTATTCTACAGATCCTATAAGAGTGAGAAATATTGATGAGATTCAGACCTCATACGGGAAACGTAATTCTGTGTTAGGTCAGAACAGTAAAACGATTGTGAATGATGCTGCAAGAAATACATTGTTTGATTGGGCTGCTCCGGCTGCTAATGTCATTCAAACATCAGGAGGACTTGAGACTTTTAAACCTGCAGGAGCAACGGGAACGCGTAAAGCAATAACCTTAGCAGATATTCAGGCCCTTGGTAGATTGTTTGACTCTCAGGAGATGCCTGAGGATGGACGTTTTTTACTTTTACCTTCTGATATGTACTGGCAGTTACACAATAATAGTGATGTATTCAATAATGATTTCATGGGAGTTCCGGGATTACCCTCAGGCGTTATTCGTGACTTATTCGGATTCAACATTATGAAAAGATCTTCCACAGTTATTTATGATGTTGCGAACGCTGCTAAAGCGGTTGACGCTGCCTCTGCTGCAACTGACAACCTTGCTGCTCTTGCTTGGCATGACAACGAGGTGTCAAAAGCTATTGGAGATGTTGACGTATTCCTTAACGAGGGAGTTGCTGAGCACTATGGAGACATAATGTCTGCAATGTTGTTGAGTAAAGGATCTAAATTGAGATCTACCAATGACGGAGTTGCTGCAATTGTTCAGGTAGCATAGGAATTGATTTTAATGGGAGGATTTATTCCTCCTTTTTTTTCATTATAAAGAATTGTAATAATGGCGAACAGAGCTAATACAACCAAACGATACATTGAAGTAATTAAGTCAGAGCCTGCAGAGGGTATGTCTGTTGCAGAGATGCAAAAAGCAATCAATGAGTATGTTGATCCAGTGAAAGCTGCAGAGGCAGAAAAGAAAAAGGATGCTGATGCTGCTGCTGAGAAGGAAAAAGAATCTGCTGAGAAAAAGTCTGCAGAGGATACTGAGAAAGCGAAAAAAGACAAGGAGTCTGCTGATGCTGCTGCTAAAAAGGAGTCTGAGAAAAAGGCTGCTGATGCTGCAAAGGCTATTAAGGACAAGGATGCTGCTGATAAAAAAGCAACTGAGAAAAGTAAGGCCAAGGCTAAGGAGCTTTCTGAGATGTCACTTGAGGAGCTTTCTGAGGATTATTTTGAGAGATTTCCAAAAGTGGACAAATTCTATGCTACTCCTGACCGGACCTTCTTCTTTAAGGAGACCAAGGCTCAGAATCATTGTGGAGATGCTAAGAAGGTGAAGGAATTCGCAAGAAAATAGCTCTCAAAAGGGTAAATTAATAAGTTTTTTAACTTCAAAAATATTGTAAATTATGGCTCAGCCTGACATTATTGTAACAATTGGGGAGGGTGGACTTGGTCGGCCATTGGCAGACAAGGACCATATCTCCGGGATGATCCTTTATCATGAGGATGCTACACTCCCTGCAGGATTCATGGGAGGAGTCAGAATTAAAACTGTTTTCTCATTGGTTGAGGCTGAGGCTCTTGGTATTGTTGAGGGATCTGCTGATTTTGGATTACTTTGGTATCATATCAGGGAATATTTCAGATTACAACCTAAAGGAGAGCTAAAAGTTAATATTATTGATGCAACTGCTTTTGTTTGGGCCACTCATGATTTTGAGGAGATTACAACCCTCCAATTAGATGCAGAGGGTACAATTAGGCAGGTTGGTATTATACAGATGCAAAACGCGTTTTTAACTGCGAATGTATCTGCAATTCAGACTGTTTGTGCAGCATTAAGAGCAGATTCACAACCTTTAAGCGCAATACTTGCTCCTGATATTTCTGCTGTAGCTGATTTAACCACTTTAACAGACCTTAGGACCTTAGCGTCTCCATTGGTATCTGTAGTAATTGGAGAGGACGGAGCTGCAAGAGGAGCAGCTTTGGCTGTGTCTGAGACAACATCAGCGTCAACTCTTGGGGCAACATTGGGAGCCGCGTCTCTTGCAAATGTAAATGAGTCTATTGCATGGGTTGGTAAGTTCAATTTGTCTGATGGTATTGAGTTGGAAGTTGCAAACTTTGCAAACGGTGAAGCGGTTAAGACTAAAAGCAGTGCTTTTCTTGATGCGTTGAATGATAAAGGATATATTTTCCTGAGAAAGTTCACCAAAAAGAGAGGATTTGCCGGGACATATCATAATAATAGTCCAACAGCAACAGTTGTATCCAGTGACTTTGCATTTCTTGAAAATAATAGGACCATTGACAAGGCAACAGGATTTATTGAGTTCAATGTATTACCATTGCTTAACTCTCCTTTAAAAGTTCAATCTGACGGGACTCTATTTGAAGAGACTTCTCTGACCTTCTTAAATCTTACTAAGAAAGGGCTGCAGGACATGAAAAACGCTCAAGAGATTTCTGATTTTGAGGTTATCATTGATCCTACTCAGAATGTATTGAGTACGTCAACAGTCAAGGTGACTGTCAGGATCATTCCGGTAGGAGTGGCAAGAAATATTGAGTTTACTATTGGGTACGCTCTTAATCTAACAGCTTAAAATTATTTGAATCATGGCGAATTTTGATGCATTAATAAACGGTAGGTCTTACGATTGGTCACAGATCACATTGACTATTGCAGGAGTGCCAATTGCAGGAGTTGCAAAGATCACTTACAAAGAATCAACTGAGATTGTTGATAATTTTGGAGGAGGTAGGAGACCAGTAAACAGAGGTCACGGAAATATAACCGCTGAGGCTTCTATTAGTCTACATATGGAGGAGATTGAAAGAATACAGGCTTTAGCTCCTCAAAGAAATATTATGCTGTTACCTGAGTTTGATATTGGCGTTACATTCGCTGATAATGATCAGGTTCCAGCCAATCATGTTATAAAAAATTGCAGATTCATGGAAAATGCAAGAGACATCTCCCAAGGAGATACAGGGGTAACTCCTGAGTTACCACTGGCAACATCAAATATTGAATGGTAATTTGATGTTTTCATTGTTTGTTTCAGAAAAAGCCTTGCAATTGTAAGGCTTTTTTGTTTTATTTGGGTACTGATTGTTTTTGTTAAACGGGTTGAACGTGTCCCATGTGAAAAAGTCTCTCGAAAGGGGGACTTTTTTTGTTTAGTTAAAAATTCGTATGTTTGCAATTGAATTAAAACAAACAATATCATGAGTAATAAAGTTAACAAAGGCAAAAAGGCCGACACAAGAGAACTCACAGCAGATGAGAAAGAATTGATTGCATACACAAGTAAAATTGAGGCAATGAATAAGAAAATTGAGGAGAGAGTCATTTTTCATAAGCAAAAGCATCCTGATATATGGACATTAATAGTTGAGGACAAATTTTGTCTATTAAGTAAGCCTAATAGGGATACGTATGAGGAGGTGCTTGGATTGGTTACTCCAATGCCTAATATTGCTCCAAAGTTTGTAACTGCAGGACTAAGGATAATGCAAGCTTGTTGGATAGAGGGTGATAAGGAGATGCTTTCTGATGATGATTATTTATGTGCTGCAGGTCCTAAAGCAGCGTCAATGATTAAAGTGAAGGCAGCCTCTATAAAAAAAAATTAGAGGAGACACCTCCACTGAGAGACGGAGCTGAGCAAGATCATCTAAGGAAGATCAACGCTCAGCTCCGTTTTTATTTTCATATGGATCCTACTGCACTTACTGATCAGGAATGGTGTAACGCTTGGAGAGAGCTTGAGTATTGTCTTAAATTTGATAATACCAGACTAAAAGCCTCTTTGATGGGATCAAGCAAACAATGAGCACAGTAAATGTAAATTACCTATTAACCGTAAATACTACCGGGGCGAATAAAGCTGTCGGTGGACTTAGTTCTCAAATGGGAGGATTACAGTCATTAATGGCCGGAGTTGGTCCTGCTCTTGGTGTAGCAGCGATTGCTGCAGGCTTCAAAGAGATCATTGATGTTGCTTCTAAGTTTGAGAAATCAATGTCTACGGTTAAGGCTCTCACGGGTTCGGTAGGTGATGAGTTTAAAGGTTTACAGGATTTAGCGAAGGAGTTAGGACAAACAACAGCTTTCTCAGCTTCTCAGGCTGCAGATGGTATGGCTTTCTTGGCTCAGGCAGGGTTTGAGGCTGACCAGATCATGAGTGCGTTACCTTCAACGCTGAATCTAGCTGCAGCCGGGTCAATAGATCTTGCGAGAGCTGCAGATCTTGCGTCAAATGTATTATCAGGTTATAGCTTTGAGGCCAATCAGTTGGCCGCTGTTAGTGATGTATTAACCAAGACGTTTACTACATCAAATACGGATTTAACAGGATTAGCTGAGGCGTTCAAAGAAACAGCTCCAATTGCATCATCTTTGAAACTTCAATTTACTGAGGTTTCGGCTGCTCTTGGTATAATGGCAAACTCAGGGATCCAAGGATCAAAAGCAGGAACGGCTCTAAAAAATGCGTTGACAAGGCTTGCTAATCCAACCAAAGCAATACAGGGGACTCTTGATGATCTTGGTATCTCGGTTAATGATAATGAGGGACGTATGAGATCCCTGACTGATATCATAGGACAACTTGAGGAGTCAGGAGCGTCCACTTCTGAGGTTATGACAATATTTGGCCGTATTGCAGGAGGTCCAATGTTAAAACTAATTGATGAGGGAGCTGAGGGAATAGCCAAATTTGATCAGACTTTACAGGATGCAGGTGGAACTGCAGAAGATATTGCAGGCGTTAAGCTTGATAATTTAGCAGGATCGTTTACCCTTCTTAGTAGTGCTTATGAAGGATTTATTTTGTCATTTGAGGATGGATCAGGGGTACTTGCTCAGGGCCTTAGATTTATAGTTGATGATTTGTCACTTGGTTTTCAGATTCTGTCAGGATCGGTAATTCAAAGTACGGAAAACTTCTCTTTCTTAGGTCAAATAATGATTGGTATAAAAAATAATTTTGCTCTTGTGTGGGGTATAGTGAAACTATTAATAATACCTTGGAAAATTGTCATAGGATTAGTGACTCAATTAGGTGAGAGATTTGGTTGGTTTGAGGGTAAAGCCTTTGATATGAGTGATACCTTGAATACTGCATTTTTAGTGTTTCAGAATATACCGGGAATAATTGACATTGTTGTTGATCAGATAACAAAAGGAGTTTTAAGGATTGTAGATGTTATTGATAGTTTTGCTGGAATTTTACAAGGATTATTCACGTTTGATCCTGCTAAAATAGCCGAGAATGTAAAAGGAGTCTTTGAAGCTGTTGAGGGAGCTGTGAAAGATTTTGGAGGCATAGGAGGGCAGACTGTTGAGTTATTGCAGGGAAAGGTTGCTGAACAAGCTCTTTCAGGAACTGAGTCTGATCAGCTTGGTATTGGTTCGCTAATATCAGGAGGAGGACCTCAAGGATCAGGAGGAGCAGGAGGAGGAGCTGCAGGTTTGGCCGGGGCCGGGAACCTTGGAGCAGATGTTGCAGGAGCGAAAGGAACCAAGCTCACAAACATTAATATCACAATCAACAAACTTGTTGAGACTTTAACAATTAGCACAACGAATTTATCAGAAAGCACAGCAAGGATCAAGGATGAGGTTTCGAAAGCTCTTCTGACTGCTGTAAATGATGTAAACATAATTGCAGGATAATGGCTGACTTTATATTTGATAATTTTGGACTGAGACCTTTTAATCAAGATGATCCCGGTTTTAATTTTCCTGAATTCGGAGGAGAGGATGAGCCTGTTGCTTTCTCTGATCAGTTAGGCACTCCGATAATGTCAAACTTGATATTTGAGGCAGGATCCTACTCAGACAGGGGACAAATAGTAAATTTTGAGGGTCTCAGGATGGATATGGTATTAATGACTGTAAACCAACAAAAGAATATCATTAAGACTCAGGTACAAGGGAGGAGAGGATCAGTCAAGGAGTACATTAGTGACGGAGATTTTATTATCAATGTCAAGGCTGCAATTGTCAATCCTAACTCTGAAAAATATCCGGCTGATGATGTCAGGAAATTACGTGATATTTTGAGAGCTCCTGTTGCTCTTAGGTTTACAAGTGAGTATATTGATCGGTTTGGATCATTTGATCTTGTTGTTGATAGTTATGATTTTCCACAGAGCCAAGGCTTTAGAAATGTTCAGGCTGTAAACATAAATTTGATTTCTGACAACACTATTGAAATAAAACTGAATGAGGAGCAAAAAATTACAAGGCTCTCAAGTGAGAGTGAGAGTACTGTAGTCGAAACAATTATAGTTTAATGGTAAGGCTGAGCTGTAAAATAGTTATAGGGAAATTTGTATTTGATTATGCAACAGCGATTGAGATCACCTCATCTTGGGATCAATTCACTACTACAGCCATGATCAAGCTCCCTCATAAATTGGAGTTCAATGGAGAGCCTATAATTAGTGGAGAGGATAGTCTTTTTAAACGTGGTGATGCTGTGGAAATCTTTCTTGGGTATGATGATAATTTAGTCAAGGAATTTGAGGGATTTGTCTCTGATGTTAATCCTGCAACTCCAATGATTATTACCTGTGAAGATCTGATGTGGAAACTAAAGCAGACAAGTCTCACAAAGTCATTTAGGGAGGTAACCCTGAAAGATCTCTTGTCAGACATACTATCAGGCCAAGGAGTAGACTTTGAGGCTGTAGATGCTAATCTTGGAAAGTTCAGGATCACAAGAGCAAACATTGTTGAGATCTTTGAGGAGATCAAGAAAACATACGGACTTGTGACGTTTGCTCAGGGAGGAAAAATATTTTCCGGCCTTGCATATTTACCAGAGCTGCAGGAGGAGAGAGTCCTTGATCTTAATCATGACGTTGTATTCAGTGATGAACTTATATTTAAAAGGGCTGATG